TGAATCTCAAAAACTGGCGTGGTTAGGAGTTGGGAAGATAGAAGTTAACGAAATGACGAATGAAGAAATTAAGAAACTGACATTTAAAAAGAAAGTATTCATGCTTGGAAATATAAAAATATTGAATGCAGTGGAAGACTTTGAATTCACAATACACATGTTTTAATGAAAGGAGCGGGATATTATGGCAAATAAAATGGAAACAAACAGAGTTATCAGAGGGAATTTTGGTAAAGTTTGGGTAAATGACGATGAATGGATGAATGTGAAATCATTTGAAGCTAAAGTTTCAGCTGAATATGAAGATGTAAATATTCCAGGAAAATTTGGGACTGAAAAAAGATATGTAGGCTTTTCAGGTGAAGGAACAATAGTAACTACTAAAATAGATAGCAGGGTAAGTAAGCTTGTTGCAAAAGGGTTTAGAACTGGAAATCTTCCTTCGATTAAAATAGTTGCAACTTTAGCTGATCCGACTGCATACGGAGCAGAAAGAGTAGAAATACTGGATGTAACTTTAAATGAGTTAATGGTAATGCAGTTTGAAAATAAGAAAATAATTGAAGAAGAAGTTCCATTTAACTTTGCAGATTATAACTATATAGATTTGATTGATTAGAAAGGAGAAATTAATGAAACAACTGGGATTAAGCGATTTTTTAGAATTGAAAGCAAGAAGGGAAAATGGAGAGCAGATTAAGGAATACAAGTCGGAATTCCTTGGTGGAAGTATAATGGTAAAAAAAATAAGTCCATATAAAGTAATGGAAATTTTAGATAAAACTGAAATGAAAGAAAATGCAGCGACAGATGGACTTAGAGGAAATATTGAACTAATCTACAGACATTGTCCAGATTTTGCCAAAAAAGAGCTACAGGAAGCTTTTAATTGTGTTGAGCCTTATGATATTGTTTTAAATATATTTGATAATAATGTAGGAGAAGTTGGGAAATTTGCGACTTATATATTATCTTTATATGGACTTGGGAAATATGAAGAAAAAAAAGAAGAAAATAAGGAAAATGAAATTGGAGATGGTATAAAAAACTCATAGAGAATGATGGAGATACATTTTTGATTTCTTATTATCTTCAGAAGGGATTTTCTTTGGATTACTTGCTAAATTTGAGTACTCTGGAGAAAATCTTTTTTTATGAGAGCATGGAATTTCATATTAAGCTTGAATCTCAAAAACTTCAGAAAATGATGGGAGGTGCATAAGATGTCAAGAAGTATTAATGTCATTCTGAATTTAAAGGATCAATTCACGGGACCGCTTAAAAAAGCTACAGCAAGTGCAAAAGCTACTGAAAGAAGCTTTAAAATGGGAGTAAGAAATATAAAAAAATCGGTGTCTGGAATGGTAAAAACAGGAGTGAAAGGAATTGCTGTGGCAACTGGAGTAAATTTAGCTGCGACAGGAGTTTTTATAAAACAGTCAGTCGATGCCTACAAAGAAGCTCAAATGCAAACAACTAAAATGTCATCAGTTTTACAGAATACTAAAGGAATGACTAAACAACAGATAACGGATTTAGAAAATTATACTTCAACTCTACAGAGTAGAGGGGTTGTAGAAGATGATGTTTTAAAAGCAGGAATAACAAGTGTTGGAGTTTTTGGACTGCAGTCAGATTCAATAAAAAAATTACTTCCGAGTATAGCGGATTTAGCAGTTAAAGAAAAGGGACTTAATGTAACAAGTGAAGATATGGCAAACTATGGAAAACTTATAGGAAAGGCTATGAGTGGACAAACAGGGGCTTTAAAAAAAGCCGGAATTGTTTTAGATAAACATCAGGAAAAAATAATGAAGTCTGGAACGGAAACTCAAAAAGCTGCTTTACTTGCTGATTTGTTAAAACGGAAAGTAGGTGGAGTAAATGAGGCTATGGCGCAAACTGATCAGGGAAGAATACAGCAACTAAAAAATGATTTTGGAGATTTTCAGGAAGAGGTTGGTGCGGTTGTTTTACCAGTAATGGCTGAATTTTCATCGTGGTTTATGTCACAATTGCCTTCAATACGGGAACAGTTTCAGCAATTAATTGACAAAGGAAAAGCATTTGTGATTAAAAATCAGCCACAATTTGAACAGATAAAAGAAACTATTTTTGGATTAGGAAAAGTTACAATTGAAACAGTAGGATTTATAGTTACAAATTTTGATAAAATAGCTCCTATTGTAGCTACTGTAGTTGGAGCATTTGCTACTTATAAAACGGCAATGGCAGTTCAAAAAGCTTATACTATGGCAATGACAACTGCAGAAGTTGTGAAAAATGCAGTCCTTGCAAGTGGAGCTGCAACAGTTAATGCAATTACAGTTGCTCAATGGGCATGGAATGCGGCAATATCTGCCAATCCTATTGCGGCAGTTATAATTGGAATAACAGCGTTAATTGCAATTGGAATAGCTTTATATAAAAACTGGGATACTGTAAAAGCTGGAGCAACTGCTTTATGGAATTCTCTTATGAATTTTTTAAAGCCTGCGATAGATGTTGTAAAAGGTGCTTTTGATAGCTTAATGGGTGGAATAAATGCAGTTATAGGTGGATTCAACAGGGTAAAAGACTCTATAGGCGGAGCAATTCAAAAACTGATGAACTGGAATAACACGAAAGCAGAAAATAAAAGTGTAAATGTGCAAGCAAATAATGTTTCAGCTGGGCCTGTTCCTGGAAGAAAAGCTCTTGGAACGTCTTATTTTAAAGGTGGAATTACGCAAATAAATGAAAATAAAAGGAATGAAGTAGCGGTATTGCCAAACGGAACGGAAATTTTAAGTCATGAACAGAGTAAGAAACAATCTGAAAAACCAAATGTTTCAGTCAATGTTACGATTGAAGGAAATGTTATTGGAAATAAGGAATATGCTGACTATGTAGGAAATGAAATTGTAGCAAAAGTAATGGGAGCTTATAAGAATATGTAGTAGAAGGGAGTAAAAATATGAAGGTTATGTTTAAAAAAGGAAATGAATATGCAATACTCCCTGTAGTTCCGCATATTTATATAATAAATCAGTCTCTGTCTGATGAAGAATTTGAAACAGTGGACAAGGGCTCTTTGCTCTTGATTGGGAAAAAAGGATTAAGAAAATTTGAAATTGAAAGTTTTTTTCCAAATAAAATATATCACTGGATGGAAATAGGAAGTGTTCCTAATCCTAAGTTTTATATTAAATTTTTTGAAAAATACAGGGATGAAAATGAGCCTGTCAGAGTAATTATAATCAGTAAATTTAAGATTGTGCTGAATATGGAATGCAGATATAACTTCCAGCATGGGATTTCAGACAGAGCAGGAGACGTTCCGTATAGTCTTGAAGTTACTGAATATAAAAGGCAACAGGGAAAAGAGCCGTTGACTGAATTTGAAGAAAAAGTAGTAAAAAAAGCGAAGGAAATAGAACAGCAGGCAATGAATAAAGCAAAAGAAATGGCAGGAGGTAATGAAAAATGGATTTCAGGCTTGTATCAGCGGATGAAGGATTGGATATAATGCCTTTTGTTTCGGGCTTAAAATGGAGTGATAGCATTGATACTCTTGGATTGGAAATGTCATTTACCTTGCCGGATAATTTTAATGATAAGAATTTTAATTTTTTAGATAATATAACACTGGGAATCGGATTATCTTTATTCAAGGGCAATGAAATAATTACACAGGTAATAATAGTTGAAGAAGACAATGGGAATAATACAAGAAGTTTCAAAGCATATGATTATGCTTTTTGGCTTAACAAGTCAACTACTATTAAGCAATTTAACAAGATCAGCAGTGAAAATGCAATAAAAGAATTATGTGCTGAGTTTGGTATAAATGTAGAAATTTCAGGATTAACAAGTGTGATTACTAAAATTTATAATGATAAGACAGTAAGTGAAATAATAAAGGATATCATTAATATTAATACAGCTGAAAACAAGAAGAAATATGTGTTTGAAATGGAAAAATCAACTGTAAAAATAAGTCCTTATGAAAAAATAATAATTGATAGTACTTATGAATTGAGTAAAAATAATCTGGTAAAAGCAACAGATTTTTTAAATAGCGTAAGCTATAACAGAAGTATTGCTGATTTAAAAAATAAAATAATAGTTATAAGTGGAGATGAAAAAACTCAAAGAATAGTAGCAGAAGCAAAAGATGATGCAAGTATTAAAGAATTTGGATTACTGCAGGAAGTAGAAAAATTTGATGAAAAAAGTAAAGGAAATGCTCAAAATATAGCAAATAATAAACTTAAAAGACTTAACAGAATAAATGAGGAGATCAGCTTGACAATACTTGGAAATGAAAAATTAAGAGCTGGCCGAATTGTGGAACTTGAGAATGACAATCTCTATCTACATGGAGAGTATTTAATCAAAGATTGTGAACATAGTCTTGAAAATAATAACCATAAATGCAGTATAAATTTAATTCAATATTCTGAAAGTGACATTGAGAATGAAATAGAAGAAGCAACAGAAGCTTATGACAAGGAAAAATCAAAAGAACAGGCCAAGGCAGAAAAAGCGGCAAAGAAAAACAGTAAAAAAAGTAAAAAAGGCAAAAAAAATAAGAAAGATAAGGATAAAAAGAGTGAAGACAAAAACAATAAAAAAGGAGCAAAGAAATGAGTTGGGAAAATGAATTTGCCAAAGCATTTAAGGAAAGGGATAACGTCATTCCAATGGGAGTGCTTGAAGGCATCGTGATTTCCACAAATCCTTTAAGAGTAAAAATAAAAGAAGGCTTAATAATATTAGAGCCTGAACAGATATATGTGAGCCGAGGGATTACAACAAAGCACTATAAAGCGAAAGGAACAGGGAAATTAAAAGGAAGTAATTTAGGAACAATCAAATTAAATGGAACGATGCAAACTACGGATGAATTAAAATGGTCTGATGTTGATGTGGAATTTGATTTTGAAGTGACTTATCAGCTTGAAGAAGGACAGAAGGTATATGTGATTCCAACAACAAGCGAACAGATATATTTTATATGTGATGTTATTGACAATAAGGAGTGATGTGGATGTTTCCAAATGTTAAATTTATTGGCGAAAATGAAATAAAAGAACTGGAAAAAGAGTCATCACTTGGGAAAACATTTCTGATTGATTTTACTGCAGGAAAAATGCTTAAAAAGGATGGAAGGTTAATAAAAACGGATGACATAAGAAGTATAAGGATGTGGATTGAAAAGAAATTATTAACTGAAAAATACAAATATAAAATATATAAAACATATGGATTAGGATATAAAGAAATGCTATTAGGCAAGAGATTTCCTACTCCTTTTTTATATGCAGAACTTGAAAGGGAAATTGAAGAGGAAATGAAAAAACATCCAAAAATTTCAGAAATCGAAAACTTTGAAGCAATAATGGAAAGGAACAGGCTGAAAACAAAATTTCGGGTAATATTGGATAATTTTGAATCGTTTGAATGGGAGGCGTTTTTAAGTTGACGGTAATAATTAAGAAAACGGCAGAAGAAATATTAAATACTATGTTAAATAATTTACCTTCTGATTATGATAAAACCGAAGGAGGATTATTTTATGATAATCTGGCACCTGTTTCAATTGAATTTAGCAATTTTAGAGATATTGTAGATTATGTGCATAAAATGGGATTTGCTGATACATCTGAGGGAATTTTTCTTGAAAAGATTGTAGCAACAGTAGGGCTTTCAAGAAGAGAAGCAGTAAATTCTGTTGGCGAAGTACAAATAGAAGGAGAAGCAGGAACAGTTGTTGAAGTCGGAACAAAAATAAGCAGTGATACTTTTATTTTTGAAACAACTGAAAAGAAAGTTATAGATGCTACAAAAAAAGTAATTGTGCCTGCTAGATCAGTTGACAAAGGAAGTGGATGTAATGTAGGAATTGGAGCGATAAAGTATTTTCCAGTCACAATTCAGGGACTTACTAAAGTGACAAATTTAAAAGAATTTAAGGAAGGATACGATGCAGAAACTGACGAAGAACTGAGGACAAGATATTTTATTAAAGTCAGAGAGCCAGCAACATCAGGTAATATTTATCATTACAGGCAATGGTGCTTGGCCGTTCCAGGAATAGGTGGAGTGAAAGTGTTTCCATTATGGAATGGAAATGGCACTGTAAAACTAGTGTTAATGGACGTTAACGGACTAGCTCCAGGAACACAACTTTTAAAAAATGTACAAGATTATGTGGAAGAACAAAGGCCAATCGGTGCAACTGTTACTTATAATGCTGCAATTTCTAAAATAATTAATTTCACTGGGAAAGTAAGTATTGGAACAGAAACAACGATTGAAAAAGTAAATGAGGAATTTAAAAAGAAAGTAATAGAATACTTCAGAAAATCAGCTTTTAAAGATGATTATCTCAGCTATGCAAAGCTTGGGAATATACTTTTAAATGTGACTGGAGTAAAGGATTATCTTGATTTTAAAATGAATAATGGAACGATAAATATAACTCTAGGAGCAGAGGATGTGCCTACTTTTGGAACAGCTAAAATCGAGGTGATGTAATGGAGAAATTAATAAAATACATGCCAAAGTATTATAGAAAAGTTGAAGAAATTGTGAATCTACAGAAGGCTATAGAAGATATTGTAGATGAAGAAGAGTTTCTGAAAGGTATTTTAAGGCAGAAATTCGTGCAAAGCTCAACTTGGAGTCTTGAAAATTGGGAACAAATATTTGATATAACAACGGATATATCTTTATCAGATGAAGCTAGAAGAGAAAACATAATAGCAAAAATGCAAGCTGGAAAAACAACGACAATAAAAATGCTGGAAACAATGGCAGAAGTTTTTAGTGGTGGAAAATGCGAAGTCATAGAAGTAAATAATGAATATTTCTTTTATATAAAATTTATAGGGATTTATGGAATTCCAGCAAATATGGAAGGCTTTATCGAAGCAATTGAAAGGGTAAAGCCAGCACATTTAGGGTTTAAGTTTATATACAGCTACATGACCTGGGACGAGTTTGATAGATACAACAAAACCTGGGACATGTGGGATAGTTTGAATTTAAATTGGGATGATAGAGAAAAATATAAGGAGTAGGAGGTAAAAAATGCCAGCACAGAAAAAAACAACACTGGGTCTTAATCAATGGATAGGAAGTGAATATCCAAAACGGATAGATTTTGTTGAGGACAACAAAATAATAAATAATGAACTTGAAAACAGAGTAAAATACACAGATCTAGCAGAAGAAAATAAGGCAGGGATAATAACATATACAAAGATTAAAGAGATAGCACCAAAGCCAGATTTATCACCATATATCAGGTGGGATAAAGGTTACAGAACAAAAGGAGAAGCTAATAATGAAGTGGTTTTGACTAGATCTAGCGATAATGTTACTCAAACTTGGACTGGTAATCATTTGCATCAACATCAATATGATGGTGCATATACTGGTACATTACATACAAATGGGATACGTGCTTATTATAAAGTCCCGCAACGTGCAGGAGGCGGATGGTGTGAAATTATGGATAATCATGACATGATTGCTAGAGATAACAGGATGAATAATATGGATGCGGATAGACAAAATCTATGGGCAAAATCAAATGACGCATGGAATAAAGCACATGATGCTCAGTTAAATAGAATATACGAAATAAGACTGGCAGGATACATAGAATTAGTAAGACACAATTACGGTGCAGTTGAAAGAGGCGGTTATGTTGTCACAGGAATAAAAACTCAAGCCTCAAATCAAGATTTTTGGGTTCAAATGAGAGTGTTGCAATTTCATAGAAATGGACAATGGTTGAATGCTTATTTTGCATAATAAAGGAGAAATAATGAAAAAATTTATAGTAGAAAGAACAGAAATAAAACAGTTTGAAGACGGCATGAAATACATTGCTATTTTTGACGAAGACAATAAAGACTGGTACGAGGAATTAAAAAAGTTTGATAAAGACACTTTAAAAGTTATGTATAATGCTGATACTCATCTGATACTCAGTATGAGTAAGGACGCTACTATAATAGCTCCGACTAAGGTAGGGGATGTGGTAGAAGAAATAGAATATCAGGAAGTTGAAATAGCTCCTGATAACTATTTTGTTAATGGAAAAATTATAAAGTTGAAAGGATGCGAGACTATTAAAAATGGAAAGATTGTATTTAATAAAGATTTTAAGCTTGAGCAAATAAAGAAAGAATTATCTGAATTAAAGGTTGAATACTCTGAAAAAGAGTTTATTTTCAAAGGTAAATACTTGCAGAAAAATAGAGAAAAAGGCGACAGGGATAGCTTAACAAGTTTAATTCTGTTACTGACAATTACTGGAAGAAAAGAAACAAGTGAATGGAAGTTAATTGATAAGGATACTAGAGAACATGTGTATCCAACTCTGACACTTGATGATTTTAAATTAATGGCATTTCATATGCAGTCGCAGTTATCAAAAGCATTAAAGACAGAAAGTGAAATTATTGCTAGACTTAAAACTTTATCAGATGAAGAACTTAAAAATTTTAATTCAAGAAAAGAGTTTGAAAAACTTTGGAAAAACTAGGAGGTATTTATGCTTGAAAAAGATAAGCTGTATATATCATTTCACAAGCCCCGCGGTATAGTGGGGTTTTTAATTTCCGCCTGGACGTTAGGTGAATATAGCCATTGTGAATTTGTGCATAATGGAAATATATATCTAGCAAATCCAGGGGGAGTCAGAAATGAAAAGTTCAAATACAAAAAGAACATGGATTTATTTGAGTTAGACAATAACATATGGGCATCTGATGTGATAGATTTTTTTAATGCTAACAAGGGTAAAGGGTATGACTATAAAGCAATAGTTGGAAGTCAATTTGCATGGTTTCTTAATGCTCAGGACAATGAGAAATTCTTCTGTAGCGAGTTCTGTCTAAACGCTATTGATTATGCATTACAATTCACATTGACTTACAAAGGGCAAACACTGGAGAAGAAAGGATATCATAAATTTAATCCAACACGTTTGTTTAAATATCTAAAAAAAATGGAATTAATAAAAGAAAAGGAAGTGATGTAGATGGAAATAGGAAATCTTATAGGAAGTGAATTCATGCACGAAGGGAAAGAATTAAAAGTCACAGGATTTAGAGTTAAAGAAGGTGAAATCATTTTGACTACTGAGGAAACAGGCACTGTCGAAAAAGAATTCATAAAACCTGTTTATTCTTTCAGTCAGACGAGTTTGGATAAAATGAAAAAAGTACATCCAAAACTTGTTGAAGTTATGAAAGAAGCTATTAAAAACAGCCCATTTGATTTCAGAATCACAGACGGAGCTAGAACAGCAGAAGAACAATTTGCTTTGTATCAAAAGGGCAGAACTAAATCAGGACCGAAAGTGACAAATTGCGATGGATATAAGGCAAAATCAAATCATCAGATTAAATCTGACGGATATGGTTATGCAGTGGATATTTTTCCTTGTGGAATTTTAGAAAATGGAGTTTACAGAAAATTCACATCTGATGAAGGATATGATGATAAGAAATTAAAAATTATATCCGAGCATATCTTAAAGATAGCGAAAGAAAAAGGAGTAAATGTTGAATGGGGTGGAAACTGGAAAATGCACGACACGCCACATTTTGAAATAAAATAAGACTTGTATATTTAGCCTACATGGGCTTTAAAATAATTTTAGATATAAATTGTTGCTTGGCAGAACAAAATGCAAATTTGAGTCTGTCAGGTGGCTTAAAATAAAAATAATATAAAACTTAAAGGAGTGATGTAAAATGACTGAAACAATGGTAAAAATGTACGTGATAAATAAAATAGGAGAGCTTGCAAAAACTGCAATATACAGAAGTGAAATAATAAATGCTGGAAAGACAGGAATTGAAAAATTTGAAACAGTTGTAAATAACTTTTGGGATAAAGCAGAAGAATATATTCTAAAAGAAAAAGAAGTTGACAGAAAATGGATTCCTGATGTAATTGAAAATCTTGGAGAAGAAGCAATACATAAAGCTATCAAAGTTCTAAGAGTAGAACTTGATCCGAAAAAATTAGTGCAGGATATATTTAACATTGAAAAGAAGGAAAATCCTGCTGTGCTGTAGCGGTTGAGGAGGAAAACTTGTGGGAATTAACTTTAATGAAGTAAAAGCTATTGTTGAGCTTGGCATAATGAGTATTATAAGCTATATATATATCACACAGCAGAAAAAGCTTTTTGAACAGCAGGAGAAAGTTATATCGGTCTTAGCAAAACTTGAAAATCAGCTGAATAATGATATGTTACGAGGGAAAGGATTAGAGATATCTCTCGTGCTTAAAATTCAGGATCTGAGATGGAGCATACAAAAAAGAGTTATCAAATACATAAAAAATAATCACATAAAAGAAAATTGGGTTATCATTAACAAAGAAATTGACACATTTTTTAATGTGAAATTGATAGACTTTGAAACGGAAATGCATGATGTAATAGATGATATTACTTTTAAAATAATTTATGATATTCTGAAAAAAGAATTTATTGAGACAAAAAATATTCTCACTAATATTCTCTCAGATTTAAAAGATGATGGAGCTACTGAAAAAGAATTATATGAACGAGCAATAAGAACTGTGGAAGCACATATGCAGACAATAGAAAATGAGTTAGTTGCTCAAATAAAAGAGTTGATAAATTAACAGATTGACTTTTTGAAAAAACAGGGTATAATATATTATAAATAAAAACTTTAATAGTAGCATTATGTAATGTGATTTTTATAAGAATATAAAATTAAAAATTTTTATATTATTCTATTTTTTCGAAATGGCCTCGTTTTTTTTCTCCCTTTTTTTTTTTTTTTTTTTTTTTTTTAAAAAAAAAAAAAAAAATTTTTTTTTTTTTTTTTTTTAAAAAAAAAAAGTGGAACAAAAATTCTACTACGTGATATATTGAGTTTGTAGAAAAAAAATCAACAAAAAAAGAGAGGTGAAATTAAATGACAGATACAGAATTATTGAGGAGTAAAATAGAAGAAAAAGGGCTAAAATTGAATTCAATTGCATCACAATTAGGATTAACATATTATGCTTTATCATTGAAAATCAGTAATAAATCAGAATTCAAAGCAGAGGAAATTCAAAAACTTTGTACAATATTATCAATAAATTCATTAAGAGAGAAAGAAAATATTTTTTTTAAACAATAAGTAGAAAATAAATCTACAAAAAATAAGAGGAGAAAAAATGGAAAAACACAAAATAAAAATTATAAAAAATCCTCAAGGAATACCATTGAAGATATTTATAGATGACAAAGTAATCATAGGAGTAGATGAAATAAAGATAAAATACTCCTATGATTGTAAAACAAAAATGTCAAAAAAGAAAGTTATGATTTCATTGATGGATTTTGAAATTTTAGAAATTATAAACCAATAAAGAAAAGAGAGTGATAAAAATGAAAAATACTCTAACAATAAAAGAGTGTGCAGACTTTATTGGAAAATCTGCACAGGCGGTAAGAATTGGACTGCAGAGAGGTAATTTTAAATTTGGTACTGCAATACAGACAGTACAACCGACAACAACAAAACCAAGAGGCTCATGGGACTATCATATTCCACGTATACAAGTTGAGCGATATATGGGAATGAGTTATGAAAGGTTTTTGAGAGAAGAAAAAGGTGATAGAAATGACTAAGGATTACAAGTACATTCATAATAGAGGATGTCTTTTAAAAGACTGGGGTAAAAGTATCAGATTTGGGAAATACTTCGTCGAGTGGTATGACGAAGATGATGAAGAGGCATCAGAAATATTTGATACTGAAAATGAGATGTTTAATTATCTCAGAAAAAATGGAATAAAAGAATAAATAGGAGGAATGAAAAATGACAAGTAGATTCAAAAAAACTTTATTGTGGTATGGAATATTCATAACTGCACTTACGCTGAATCAATCAAAAGCGTTTACGGAAGATTTTATTGTTAAAATAGTTGTACACGGATTATGGATAGCCCTTGTGGCAGTCACTTACGTTTATTTTAAAGAAGCGGAGTGGGATTAGATGAAGAAGGCATCAATAGACAAAATAATAAATGATCAGCAAGAAATAATGTATCAAGTCTACTATATACAGAGTGATGGTTCACATGACTTCTTGCCTGAAATTAGATTTACAAAAAAGATGGCAAAAGAACATTTTGAAACTTTTGATAATATTGAAGACGCTATTAACATGATATTAAAATACGGATATGTACTAGCTGAATTCAATGACTGTACGGGAGAATAAATATGAAAACAGAAAATAAAAAAGCCGTTGCTGGTAACAACGACTAAAATTTGAATGCAACTAATTATACCACAGGAAGTGAAAAATGAAAAGAATAATATTGGATTATGGGTATGGTTCAGTTGAGTATATTAATGTTAAAAATTTTGAAATAAAATATCCTTTTATAATTATAGACAATAATAAAATATCACTATGGGATGTTGAATTTATAAAATACAAAAACTTTATAGCATGGAAAAACAGGAGGAAAAAGAATGTGGACTGAAAATCAGGAACAGTTGAGGGAGAAAAATTTACCTGGAGCAGGAATAAAGGAAAGTGGATGTTATGAATGTAAAATTGAGAGAGCTGAATTATTTATTTCAAGTCAGAATAAAGCAGAAGCTCTCATTTTGACATTAAAGTCCATTACAGATGAAAGAACTGCCAGAATACCTATTTTTTATAAGAATAAGAAAGGTGAGGAGCAGCTTTTTAATACTAAGCATTTAAATCAGTTAATATACTTATTAAAAATCAAATTTGAAAATTTAAAAACGGAAACCGATGAAGAAGACAAGGAAATATTTCCGATGCTTCAAAACAGAAAAATAGGGGTATTTCTATCGTTTTTAGGAATGAATGAGGTAGTCAACACATCAACTGGAGAAATCAATTATTTTAATGAATATCAGCTGAGAGGATTTTATAATACAAAAACAGGCAAAACAACACAGGAAATCATTGATAAAGTTGAAAATGCAGAAACATTTGAAATTTGGAAAAAGAATTTCATAAACGAAAATAAAATGAGAGAAAAAAGAGAACTTGAAAATGGAACAAATATTATCAACAGTCATATAAAAAATGAAACAGAAAATCAAGATGAAGAAGATTTTCCGTTTTAGAAAGGAAAAGTGAGAAAATGCAGAAAAATGTAATAGTCTTTGATACTGAAACAAATGGACTGAATGACTGTTCAGTACTGTCAATTTCAGCAATAAAAATTTTAGTTGATTTAGAGTTGAAATGTTGTAAAGAAGTAAAAAAATTCAATAGATTTTATTTTAGAAATAAAAATGAAGAAATTAATGAAGCGGCTATTAAAATCAATAAATTGACTGATGAAAAAATAAATTTTAAAAGACAGGGAGCGGATTATCCAAAGCATTTTGAAAAAGATGATGGATTTAAAAAATTTTGCAGTGATACTGAATATTTTGTAGCACATAATATAAATTTTGATTCGAAATTTTTACCATTTGAACTGAAATATAAATTCTGTACTCAAAAATCAAATATTAATATTGTAAAAAAAGAATCAGGAATAGAAGGCAGATACAAGTATCCGAGTCTTATGGAAACAGCGGAATTTTATAGCATAAAACTTGACAGGAGCCAATGGCACGGCAGTGAATATGACACATACATTTGCAAAGAAATATTCATGGCAATGCTGAGAGCTGAAGAAACAGTTGATGCCGTAATAAAATTTTTGGAAGGTGAGAAAAATGAAGACAGTTATAAAGAAGAAGGATAATTTTACGACAGTACATAACAATCTCATTCTTGATGAAAAACTGTCATGGAAAGCAAAGGGATTATTAATTTATATGCTGTCAAGACCTGCAGGCTGGAAATACAAGAGTGCTGAAATAGCAAAAAATTCAACTGACGGTCGGGATTCTGTAAGAAATGGATTAAAAGAACTGGTGGAAAATAAATATATCAGCCGTCAGAAAAACAGTGACGGTTCATTGACATATTATATTTTTGAGGACAGTCAGCAAAATAATATAAAAGATTATCTTCAAAACCCAAAGTTGGAAAACCCGTCTTTGGAAAAGCCTGAGACGGAAAACCCAAAGTTGGAAAACCCAAAGTTGGATAATCCGTCCCTATATAAAAGAAAGAATACTAATAATAAAAGAATAATAGTAATAAAAGAATATATATATAAGGGCGAAAAGTTTTTGGAAACATATTCTGACTTTAAGAATATGAGAAAAAACATTAAAAAACCAATGACAGAAAGAGCAGAAAAGATACTCTTGAATAAGCTTAAGAAGCTGACTGATGAAAATAATGAAGAACTGGCTATAAAAATTCTTGAACAGTCAATACTAAATAATTGGCAGGATATATATCCACTGAAGGAGGGAAATGATGGAAACGGAAGTAACGGATATAAAAAAGCTTATCGATCAAAAAATGACAAGCATAATCAAAAGGCGGACAGAACCGGTGACGGTAAAAACTGGAACTAGCTCTGTTGAAACAGTTGACATCAGGGGAAAACAGAGGAAAGAAGATATAGCAAAATATAAAAGGCTATCTGAAAAAATGATGTGTGAAGATGATTATAAATGCAGTTTTGAAAGCTCTTATGCAAAGAGCAGGATAGAAAAAGCATATAAAAAGTCATTTGAGAGATTCTGCGAAAATTTTGCAAATTTTAAACATGAGGGTCTCGGAATTTACATAAGTGGAGAAGTAGGAGCTGGAAAAAGCTATTATACTAACTGCATTTATAACAGACTGAAAGATGATTTCATTATATTCAAGACAAGTATAATGACACTGTTTGATGAAATAATTGAGACTTTCGGAGAAAAAACGGCCACATCATTTCTTCGGGACAGATTAGGAAAAGCTGAACTGATAATAATTGAGGATCTAGGAAATGAATCCATAAAGGACTGGGGAAAACAAAATTTATATTTCATAATTGATTTCATTTTCAGGGAGAAAAAGTCGGTAATAATAAACACTAATCTCACTGATAAGCAGATGGAAGAATTTCTTAAAATTCTTGGAAGCAACAAGCTTCTTTCGAGACTGCAGTGCAAATGTAAATATTATAAATTTGACTGGGAAGATAGAAGAATTGGCATGTACAAGGAAGAAATTGAGAAGTGGTATTGATGGCAAAGGTCAGATTATTTTATCGGCAGGTATGGGACAAAAACGGAAATCTACATGAAATTAAAACCGCATCTGTAGAAGAATTAAGTAATTTCATGAATAGAATAAGTAATTACAAGAAGAGAAATGGAGAATCAATAAAAGGATACAACCAGGGAAGCAGAATGATACCTGAAAGTAGATTGCAACATTGCATAGACAATGTCAGCATTGAAGATCTGATGACTTTAAAGAAGGAGGACGAATGAAAATAAATAATTTAACAGCAGAAGATGTAAAATTTCTGAAAGAGCTGAAACATGAACTAAATACACAAGACAATAGAGCAACTGCAAATCCAAGATTTTATCAGATACAGCATGATATATTTGTTACATCATGTGATGGATATGGAAATTATTTTGCAGCTATTTTTGAGGGAGAAGATTTTGGGGTGTATACAAATAATCAGGAAGGAGTAGAAGAATTAAAAAATGACCTGATTTTAAATTATGATGAAGAATCTTCAAAAGAAATAGAGGAAATCACTTCATTGACTGTAGAAAATCTGAATAATGAAACATTAGATTTAAAATGTTATCCGGGAGACTATGAACATGTATATTTAAATGCCTTTTTAACTGAAAGGGCCTGCAAAGAACACATAGAAGCAAACAGACATCATTACCGAAATCCAGTTGACTATCTGAACTATGGTTTTAGAAATCCGGAACTGGAAAAGGTACTGGAAATATTATCAAAAATTGAAATTATGGAGGAAAAAGAATGAGCTTAGAATTTTTAGAAAGTGTTGAATGCAAAGGAAAAGTAATAAGGGGTAAAATATATAACTATGAAGTCTACTTGTTGGCCAAAGATGTTGCAGATCTGTTTGGCTATAAAAGTACCAAAAATGTTGTAAATAAAAAAGTTAGCAAAGAAAATATACTAAAATTTCCATTGGATGGAGTAAATGGAAATCAATACAATTTGATAAATATTAACGGAGTAAATGAACTGGTAAGTGGTGAAATAAAGCTGGTAAATGAAAAAAAGAAAAAGGAAATCATTGAAGTTCTTGAAGGAGTGATTGACTTTTTGCAAAGAAAAAATGATTTTCTGATGGCTGAAAGAAACTTCGTGTGGTTTGAAAGTGAAAAAGAAAAAAAGAAATACATGGAAAAAAATAAAAAGCCTTTCTGGAAAAGACTTCTAGGAATATAAGGGGGCCTTGTATGTCAGTTAAAATGATGAGCTGGGAAAATCAAAAACTGATTTACTGGTTTATAGACTGCTTTGCTTATTATTTAGCTGATAAGGACATCAGCAATTTATCCAGCAAGGAAAAAACTGGAATATCAGATTATTATAGATTTCAGGCCAAAAAAAAGTTAAAGAAGCTTTACATAAGAGCGAGTGGAAAGCAACTGAAAGGGTATGAGCCTTTTAAAAATCTGAATGAAAAGCTGGAGAAAAAAATAATTGAGGTTTTAGAAAAAAAATACACAAATAAAAACAAGGCTAAAATAATACTGGATATGCTGATGAAGTTTGTGATTGAAGAAATGCAGCTTCTGCTAATCAAACTAGAAGGGACTTTCAGCCTTGCCTTAAAAATGATAACAAATCAGGAGGCTATAGAGTTTACTAATTTCTTGTTTGACTACTTTATGGACAATGAAATACCTATGTGGAATCAGATGCACGAACTTTACAGGAAGCAGAACAACAGAAAATGGGTGTACTGGATGCTTAAAAAGAAAATATGTGTCATAACCGGAAAGCCAAATGCCCAGTTGGCACATATTTCAAAATCAGCGGGAGCTTTAGGGGGATATAGATTTGATGGTGGAATAGGAAATTCATATCTTCCGTTGTCAGCTGAATGGCATATTGGAGTAGATCATGGAGTAGGTGGAGGAAGGCAAAAGCTGATGTCAAAGCTTAGGGAAATCTACGTTGAACCATTTGAAATAAAAACATCTGAAGAGGTAAAGGAACTGAAAAAAATTTATCCAGGACATTTCAGGGCCTTCAAGGAAAAAAGGAGTGAATTATGATTGAAATATTGTATGGAGATGCACTTGAAAAAATAAAATTGTTAAAAGATAAGAGCGTAGACTGCATAGTGACATCTCCGCCTTATTGGCAACTAAGGGACTACGGAGTTTTGGGACAGTTAGGCTTGGAAGATACAGTAGAAGAATATATTGAAAAATTTATAGAAATTTTCAATGAATGCTGGAGAGTATTAAAAGATACAGGAACGGTATTCGTAAACATGGGAGACACTTATTCAAATTCTAAATATATATCTATACGAAGAAAATCAAGGATGATGATTCCTGAAAAAATTGCAATAATAATGATTGAAAAGGGCTGGATATTAAGAAACGAAATAATTTGGCATAAGCCGAATGTGGTTCCAGAAGCTGTGCAAGATAGGTTTACTAACGACTTTGAAAAAATATATTTTTTTACTAAAAGTGAGAAATATTTTTTTGAAAAACAATATGAAACATTTTCAGAAAAAACTTTAACAGCATTTAAAGACGGCATAATGCCTACTGGAAAAAAGAAAATGCTAGGAGCAGGAGAAAGCAGGACAGGAATGCGTGAAATAAATAAACCTTGGAAAGCGGCATATAATGAAAAAGGAAGAAATATGAGAACGGTTTGGAAAATAGCAACAAAAGGAATTTCAGAAGCGCATTTTGCAACTTTTCCAGAAGAACTTGTTAGAAGATGTATTCTTGCAGGATGTCCTGAAAACGGAATTGTATTAGATCCGTTTTTAGGAAGTGGAACAACTTTAAAAGTTGCAAAAAAATTAAATAGAAATGGTATAGGAATTGAATTAAATCAGGAATATATAGAAATTGCTAAAAGTAGAATTGGAAATGATTTGTTTAATGAGGTGCAAATAAAATGATATTTAATGAAAATTGAGGAGGAAAAATAATGGAAAATAAGACAGAAAAAATGATTGATATGGTAGAAGAATTTTACAGACAAATCAGAGATACTGAATATCTGTACAAAGGGAAAGAAATGACTTCGGAAAGAAAGATTTTAAGGTTTGATTTATTTGAAGAAGAATTTAGGGAATACAGATCTGCAAAAGATAAAGTTGAAAGACTGGATGCGGTATGTGACATGCTGTATATAAGACTTGGAACATTGCTGGAGTCAATGACAAGTAAATATGATTTAAAAAACTTGCTTGATTATCGTTTAGACAAAAAAATAAACATGATATATGGATTTGTAAAAGAAAATGGATTTGGAGAAATATTATTTCAAGCATTTAGCGAAGTGCATAGAAGTAATATGAGCAAAAGAAATAAGGACGGAGTAATTTTAAGGCGAGAAGATGGAAAAGTAATAAAAGGGCCTGATTATTTTCCTCCAAATTTAAAACAGTTTCTATAGAAAAAATCGGACAATGGGAATTGAATATTTTTGGACTTGAGGTATAATATATATCATTATATTTTTAGGAGGAGCTTATGAAAATTCAATATTTAAGAAGATATGTGGAAAAAGATAAATACAAAATTTTAGAACAAAATTCAATACTTCAACCTACAGTATTAGACGATTTTGATATTAATATTATAGACTTAAGTGATCCCAAAATTTGGATTTCTGGAGATTCAAAAGAAATTGAGTGTTTAAAAGATTTAAAAAATATTTTTAAACTAATAGAAGAAAGAAAAAAATCTGAGATTATTATTATGTGCCCACAAAATATAAAATATTGTTATGATGAGATTGGCATATATAGAAATGAAAAAAAGAATATTGAATTGAAATCTTTAATACCTTTTATTGGTAAAATTGTAACTAATGGGATGAAAGAAGGAGAAATATTTACTTTTGGAAAAACAAATACAATAATTGACCAAGAAAACATAAGTTCAGATTTTTATTTTAAAGATAATCTTAATGTTGAAGTATTAACAGAGTCAGAAAAAAGTAAAAAAAAGACGACAGTAAAATTTAATAATATTATATTCACTACTTTAAAATTAGAAACTGAAAATGAAATAGAAAAATTTATAAAGTTTATTTTTCAAAATACAGATGAAGAAAGAATCCCAGAATGGGTACAAGAGTATAATTTTAATAATGATTTAGAATTGAAAAAAAATAGAAAAAAAATAGAAGAAGAATTATCAAAGAAAGAATCGGAAAAAAGAGAAAATATTGATTTAATAAATAAAAATAATAAATATAAATCAATTTTATTTTCAACTGGAGAGAGACTGGTTGAAATTATAAAAGAAATGATGGAAGAGATGTTGAAAATAGATTTAAGTGATTTTGAAGATAAAAAAAAAGAAGATTTAAGAGTTGAATTCGAAGACATTGCTTTCATTATAGAAATAAAAGGAATAAATAGTAGTGTTAAAAACTCTAATATATCACAATTAGATAATCATGTTGAGCTATATAATGAAGAAGAAAAAGGAATTAAAGGGAAAGGAATTTTAATAATAAATCCAGAAAGAACTAAAAGTATAGAAGAAAGAAATCCAATACATAGTAGTCAAATTAAAAAAATAGAAAAAGATGAAAATTTAATGATAACAACAGAGGTATTTTTGAAATTATTTGAGCTTTTTGAGCAAAAAAAAATCAAAAAAGAAAAAATAAAATCTATTTTACAAACAGAAATAGGAATGTTAACAATTGAAAAGATAAATAATTTATAAAAGACCAATTTTATTGGTCTTTTAAATTTGAAAGGAAGGTAAAATGAACGAAAAAGATATTGAAAAACTTGCAGAAAAAGTTGCAGAAAAATTATCAAATGTTAAGAAAATAGATAAATATAAAGAGACTGAAGCAATGTTAAGGGCTTATTCTAATTATAAAATTGCAATTGGAAAGAATATGGAAAGAATAAAAGATATTGAAAAAAATGGATTAAAAGAAACCAAGGGAAAGAAATTTGTTGAAAATGTTCAAGGTGGGCTAAAAAAATATGAAGGCATTCCTGAAGTTGAAATTGAAAGAATTGAACATTTAAAAGAAGAAAATTTAAAAATGGAAAAGAGAATAATCCGAGTGGAAAATGCTTTATTACATATATGCGAAGATAAATATTATGATATAATTCCTTTAAGATATTTTAAAAACTATACCATTGAAGAAATAGCTGATGAATTAAATGTAGACAGAAGAACAATAGGAAGAAATAGAACAAGACTAATAAAGGAATTACAATATAACTTATTTCCAGAAATTTTATTAGATTAAAAGAAAAGGATTTGACAAAATGTCCTATTCGTGTCCCATTCGTGTCCTTGACATGTCCCATTTATATGATATAATATGTTAGAATCAAAAATTTAGGAATTTTAGATAACTTTGTCGAGGTGGGTTTTGCAAGCCATACACCTGACTATCCAAAGACAGTTTAGAGACTGTCTTTTTTTTATTTGAAAGGAAATGACATGCTAAAGACTGTATGCATAAAATGTAATAAGAAATTAAAGCAGGGCGAAAGATGTAGCTGCAATAGTAACAGGCATAGGGAGTATGACAGGTTTAGCAGAGATGAAAAGTCTAAGCAGTTCTATCATTCAAAAGAATGGGGTAGGCTAACGGCATTGTGCAAAAGCAAATGCAATGGCTTAGACCTTTATGAACTCTACGAGAATAATAAGATAGTTAAAGGAGAGCTGAGTCATCACATTATCCCAGTTGAAGATGATGCTGGCAAGAAGTTTGATATAGACAATCTTATCTATGTTAGTCAGAAGACACATAACTTTATTCACAGTATCTATGCCCGTTCGAAAGAAGAAAAGAAAGCTCTACAAACAAAATTATTTAATTATTTATTAAAAATTAAAAAAAATTAATGAGGGGGTGGCAAAAAAATTTTTTCAAATTTTGCCCAAGACCGCATCCCCCCCATTCTCAGGAGAAAATGCCAAAAATGAAAATTCAATCAATAGGAGGTGGAAGAAATGGCAGGAAGGCCTCGAAAAGTGGTAAGTATAAGCAAAGGAAAAATAGGAAAAGAAAAGATAAAAGCTAGACTGGAACAGGAGAAAAAAATAAAAGTAGGACGCGAGCATCTTGCAGAGCCTCCTAGCTGGTTGAGCGAAAATGGGAAAAAAGAATTTAATAGAGTTGTCGAAGAAGCAGGGCATGTTGAGCTACTTGACAATTTAGATTTAGGAATATTGGCTATGTATTGCAATGCTTATGATTGCTATGTAGATATAACTGAAAAAATTCAAAAAACTGGATATTTAGGCATCAGGAAAACTGCTAATGATAAATTCCAGGTAGTGCATCCTTTACTTTCTGCACAGGAAAAATATGTGAAACAGATAATGCAATGCTCTACGAAACTTGGACTTGCAACAACAGATAGATTAAAATTGATAGTGCCTAAGAAAGAAGAAAGCAGCACTAACAAATATTTGAAATATTTATAGGATGCCAAAAATGGATAGAACAACGGAATATGCCAAGTTAGTCGTAAATAAGAAAAAAATAGCAGGAAGAAAAGAGTATTTAGCATGTGAAAGGCATTTACAAGATCTGAAAAGAAAAAACTTTGATTACAAATTTAACAAAGAACTTGCAGAAAAAGCAATAAATATAATCAATGAATTAGTAATTGGAGAAGGAGAAGAACAACAGAAACTTAGTACAAGAGGATTTCAAAATTTTATAATAGGGTCTTTATTTGGCTGGGTTAAAAAAAAGACAAAGGAACGAAGATTCAGAGAAGCTTACATTCAAGTTGGGAGACAAAATGGAAAATCTATTTTATCAGGAGCAATGGCAAATCAATTTGCAACATTTTCAGGATATAAATTAGGACGGATTTTTTGTGCGGCAACAAAACAGGAACAGGCAAATATAGTTTGGGATGAAATAGCAAAATTTATTCGGAGTGACAACGACTTACAGGAGATGTACAAAATTACAGAACATGAAAGGACTATAAAATCATTTGTTACAGGGAATGTTATCAAGTCGCTTGGGAGAGATACAAAAAGTGCTGATGGATTTAGAAGTATTTTGGCCATATGTGATGAATTACATGCACATCCAAACAATCAGATGTACAAGTTAATGCTTGACGGTCAAATTAATGTTGACGGAGCTTTGACTTTGGCAATAACAACTGCAGGATTTAATCTGAATGGATTCTGCTTTGAGCAATATAAATTCTGCGAAAAAGTATTGGAGAAAGTGATCGATAAAGAATCACTTTTTATTTTTATCTGTGAAATGGATAAAGACGATGATATCTGGGATTATAACAACTGGGCAAAGAGCAATCCATATTTGCTTTTTAATTCAGATAATACAATCAATAAAGATATGGTTGCAAGACTTGCAGAAAAAGCAGTTGAAGCAAAAGAAAAAGGTGGAGCAGACCTTTTAAACTTCATGACAAAACATCTTAATTATTGGGTGACAAATGGAGTAGGTGGTTTTGTTGACTTACAGAAATTCAAAGAGTGCGAAAGTGATTTAAGTATAGAAGATATGAAAGGCAAGGAATGCTATCTTGGAATAGATTTATCAAGCGGTGGAGATTTGACAAGTATATCTCTTGTATTTCCGTTGGAGCATGAGAAAATATATATTTATTCACATTCTTTCATGCCTGAGTTAAGGCTTGCAGAACACGAAAAAACAGATGATGTCCCTTATAGAATGTGGGTAAATAAAGGATTATTAACACTCACGAGTGGAGCATTTGGAGTAAAAACAGATTATAAATTTATAATAAATCATTTGAAAGAACTGATTGAAAAGTATGAAATTAAGATTGAAGAGGTTGGTTATGATAATCACAATGCAAGTGTATTTTTACAGGATTTAGAATTTTTAGCATGTGATTTGACAGAAATAAAACAATCAGCAAAATCTTTAAATGATGCAACAGTAGATTTCCAGCTTTCGGTAAAAGCTAATCAACTTTTATATGATAAAGAAAATGATTTACTGAAATGGAGTATTGCTAATGCAACAACAACAAGCAATAGTTTTGGAGAAATAAAGATAGACAAACAGGCTCAAAAATATAGAATAGATCCAGTGGATGCTGTCATGGATGCATGGAAAATAATGTTAGTAAATAGAAATGAATACAGTGCTGATTCTGAATTTGATGACTGGTTTGAAATGATAAAAGGAAAGTAGGTGAAATATTTGAGAATACTAGATAAATGGATAGTAAGAAAAGCAATAAATATACTGAATAAAGAAGAAAATAATGAACGTGAAAAAGAAACATCAGGAGAAATAAGTAATTTTTTAAGAGGTGAAAATATATCTGCCGGAAAAGATTTAAGTGAAATAACATATTTTACATGCCTAAAAGTTTTGAGTGAAAGTATAGGGAAATTATCAATCAATTTGAAGGATAGTGATAATAATAGGATATATGATCATGATAGCTTGCAGATGTTAAAAGTCAGACCTAATAAGTTCATGACACCTACGACTTTTAAGGCTCTGATAGAATATCACAGAAATCATTCCGGAAATGCTTATGCTTATTTGCAATATGAAAAGAATGGAAAGCTGGAAGGAATATATCCGCTTGAAAGTAGAAATATGCAAATACTGATTGATAATGCAGATATCTTTCAAAGAGGAAACAAAATGTATTATAGATATTTAGCACCTAAAACCGGGAAGATTTATATATTTGAGGATAAAGAAATATTGCATTTTAAAGGTGGACTTAGTGAAGATGGACTTGTGGGTAAATCAATCAGAGAAACTTTAGCAAACACACTGAAAGGTGTTAAAATAAGTCAACAGTATTTAAATAACTTATATGAAAAGGGCCTCACTGCAAAAGCAATTTTGAAATATACTGGAGATTTTGACAGCAAAAAGAAAGCAATGCTTGTAAATGAATTAGCAAACTTTGCTTCTGGAAATGATAGCAGAGGAATTATTCCAATACCACTTGGAATGGATTTAGTTCCCCTGGATCTTAAGTTGACAGATTCACAATTCTATGAGCTGAAAAAATTTACAAGCTTGCAAATTGCAGCGGCATTTGGTGTTAAACCAAATCATTTAAATAATTACGATAAGTCAAGCTATGCTAATAGCGAAATGCAGAACTTGACTTTTTATATTGATACACTCTTATTTATTCTGAATCAGTATGAGGAGGAATTTAACTATAAGATGCTTTCAGAGGAAGAAAGAAAAAAAGGATTAAGATTTGAATTTAATGTAGCTAGTATTTTGAGAGGAGATTTAAAAACACAGGCAGAAAGCATAACTAAATATGTTACAGGCTCTATTTATACAATTAATGAAGCAAGAACTTATGCGGGACTTCCTAAAGTGGCAGACGGTGAAAAGATTCTTGTAAATGGAAGCTATGTTGAATTGAAAAATGTAGGTAATGCATATTTGAAGGGAGGTGAAAATGATGAGTGAGTTTTTAAGGTTTAAAAATTCTACAGAAACTTCAGTTGACATGTACATCACAGGAGACATCCTTGATGACAGTTGGAAAGGCTGGTCATGGGGTGAGGATGAGAATACATATCCTTCAAATGTGAGAGAGTTGCTGAAAGAATGTAAGGGTAAAAATTTGAATGTATATATAAATAGCGGTGGCGGTGATGTTTTTGCAAGTGTTGCAATTTCAAACATGTTAGCTAGACATGACGGAAAAACAAGGGCAATAATAGATGGATTAGCAGCTAGTGGTGCGAGTATAATTGCTTTTGGTTGTGATGAAATAGAAATTCCTGAAAATGCTTTTTTAATGATTCATAAACCAAGTACTGTGGCAAGTGGCGATGCCAATAATTTTAGGAGTGTTGCAGAAACTCTTGATACAATACAGGAAGGAATTACAAATACTTACTTAAAGAAAACTCTTGAAGGTGTGGAAAAAGAAAAAATAACTGAAATGATAGATGCTGAAACATGGCTGACAGGAAAAGAAGCAAGTAATTATTTTGCTGTAACTGTAGGTAAAAAACAGGAAATATTGAATTGTGCTGGTGAATATCCTAAAAATTTCAAAAAATTACCTGAAAATTTTAAAACAGCAACTGAACCAGTTGTAGATAACAGTAAAAAAATAAAAGAAATAGAAATAGCATTAAATTTATAAAGAGAGGATGATGTAAATGAAAAAATCAATAGAAATGAAAAGAAAACTTGAAGAATTAAAGAACACAATAAAAGGGTTGCAGGATCAAGGGAAAATAGATGAAGCACATGCAAAATTAAGTGAATTAACAGAGATTAAAAATGCAATTGCAGTACAGGAAGCATTGGAAGAAGATGAAGTACAAAATTTCAATGGAAATCAAATACAGGTAAGGGAAGATAAAATGAACGTCAATAGAATTTTTAATAAAATGTTGTTAGGAAAAAGCGTTACAGAAGAAGAAAGAGAATTTTTAAATGCAGCAGGAACACCTGGACAGGTAGAAGCAACTGACGGAAAAGGTGGATATTTAGTTCCAGTTGAACAATTTAACGAAATAAAAGAACTAAGAAGAGAACTTGTTTCGTTAAAAGGATTGTGTAATGTGGTGCCTGTAACTTCATTGACTGGAACTTTACCGATTGAAAAAGGGAATACAGGAGAGCTTATATCATTTGAGGAACTGAATGAAATAAATAAGTCTGATGTGGATTTTGGACAGGTTAAATATACAACAGCGGATTATGGAGATATAATTCCTATATCAAATACTCTGCTTTCAGATGAAAATGTAAATCTGTCAGCATATATAGGTAGAAGATTCGTTAAGAAAGCAGTAAATACAGAAAATAAGAAAATAATTGCATTACTTAAAGGTTTAACTCCTAAGCCTGCACCAAATATCAAAACAGTAAATACGGCTTTAAATGTAGATTTAGATCCTGCAATATCTCAGAATGCAATCATAATAACAAATCAGACAGGATTTAATTTTTTAGATAATCTGGATGATAAACAAGGAAGACCTTTGTTGGAAATAAATCTGCAAAATACTACACAAAAGACATATAAAGGGAGACCAGTTATTGTACTTTCTGATGCTTTATTGCCGATGAATACAACAAAAGCACCAGTTTTTGTAGGTGATTTAACAGAATTTGTATCGTTCTTTGACAGAGAAGGACTTGAATTAGCGGTATCCTCTGAAGCAGGATTTACTAAAAATGCAACTTATATGAGAGCAATAGAAAGATTTGATGTTAAAAAAGTAGATGAAGCTGCAATGGTTTATTTGGAATTAGCAACTTCTTAGGAGGTGCTGATTAATGGACAAGGAAAAGGTAAAACAATATCTTAGACTTGATTATGAGGACTCTCTGGTAGATAATTTTATATTAATATCAGAGAGTTATCTGAAAGATGCTATAGATAATTTTGATAAGAAAATAAAAAATGAACAATTTAAAGCAAAAGCTGAAATGGTTCAATTAGTTCTCATTCAGGAATTATATGACAACAGAAGTCAGGCTAAAAAAGATACAACAGATTTTTCTTATGTGATTCGTTCAATGATTTCTCAGTTGCAGTATTGGAGTGAATAAAATGAGAGACAGGAGTACAAAATTAAGGCATGAAGTATCAGTCTATAGAATGATAGAAATAGAAAATGAACTTGCTGAAAAAGATAGGATAGGAAAGTTTGTCAAAAATGCTTACTGTGAAATAGTATCTCAGGGAAATAAGGAAACGAAAACTGCTGCAGATACAGAATATAACGAACAAACTTATAGACTAACTTTCAGAAAGCGATCTATTTTAGAAATAAAAAAAGACTGGTATTTTATGCAAAAAAACAATAAATACGAAGTTATCTATTGGAATGAAGATTTTACGAATAGAGAATTCGTTGAAGTGTTTTGCAGGAGGATTGATGAATAATGTCAGTTGAAATAGAAGGACTTGATGAATTTACAAAGGAAATGGTTGAAATATGCTCAAAAGAATATCCGAAGCAGGTAAAGAAAATGCTACAGAAAAGTGGTAATAAACTAAGAAGAAAAGTAGTAGGCAAAGCAAAAGGAATGGTAAAAACTAAGACTGGAAACTATATCAAAGGATTTAAGCGTGGAAGGGTATATAAATATGCAGGAGACGAGGATGCTGTAAGAGTTTATAATTCAGCACCTCACGCACATCTAATAGAATATGGCCACAGAATGGTTACAAAGTCCGGAAAAGAAGTTGGATTTGTCAAAGGATATCATGTTTTGGATGGAATAAAAGAGGAATTCAGTGAGGAATTTGCAAAAGATATTGATGAAATGCTGGATAATTTAAAGGTGGAATGATGATAAGTCTTAAAGAAGTTATGTTAGCTATTAACAGAAAAATAAATGAAAGTCTGCAAATGAACGTAGACAGTAAGAATTTAGAAGAGGAATTCGAAAGGCCTTCGGTCAGAACTTCAATAGACAATTTAAAAACATCAGCCTTCATGCAAAGTATGAAGGAACGTAATTTTATAGTCAGAATATATTATTTCTCAAAAAACAGAGAGAAAAATAAAATTGAATTACTTGAAATTCAGGAAAAACTGGAAGAGGCTTTTTTTAGTCATTTAAAGATTAAAGGAGCTTTTTTTATTTACATTGATGAAATTATTTTCAATGTTACTGATGGAATTCTGATTGGAGAATTTGAAGTAAGGACACTGGAAGAAATTTTAAATGATATTAACACTGAAAATATGGAAGAACTTGAAATTAAAACTAAAGTCATCCTTGATAATTCAGTGAAAATAGAAAAAAAAGAAGAATTGGCCGAAGGATTTCAAATGAAATATAAATTTAATTAGAAAGAGGTGCATTTATGGGATTGCCAAGTATTTTGATATTATTCAAACAAAAGGCAGTGACTGCAGTTAAGCGTAGTCAACAGGGTATAGTTGGAATAATAATAAGGGATGATACAAATGAAAGTATTGTCACTAAAGTTTATAAAAGCTATACAGAAATACAGGAATCAGATTGGACTCCTGAAAATTATAGATTTTTAAAGGATTGTTTTGAATTTACTCCTGCAAAGGTAAAAATATTTAGAATAGGAACAGGAGTAAAAGGAAAAATGGCTGATGCTTTAAAATTAGTGGCAAAGGAAAGAGTAAATTGGCTGGGAACTCCGTCGGCTTTGCAAGCAGATCATGATGACATAGTTACATGGATAAAAGAACAGGAAAGACTAGGAAAAACTTATAAAGCAGTAGTGTATAAAGGAACAAATACAAATAATAGGCATGTAGTGAATTTTATGAATGAAAAAGTTAAATTCAAAGATACTGCAAGAGGTGAAAAAAATGGGAATGAGTATGTACCTACTTTGCTTGGTCTTCTGGCCGGATTACCAATGACAAGATCTGCTACTAATTTTTTATGTGGAAATTTAGAAGATGTATCTATTTTTGAGAATATTGATACAATTATTGATAATGGTGGATTCTGTCTTATAAAAGATGAAGACGATGTAAAAGTGGCTAGAGCATGCACTTCATTAAAAGACATAACTCAGGATATTACAGAAGATATGAAAGATATTATCATAATAGAGTCTATGGATTTGATTACAGATGACATTAGAGAAACTTTTAAAACATGGATTGGAAAATATAAAAACAAATATGACAATCAAGTGTTGTTCTTTTCTGCTGTAAATTCGTACTTTAGACAATTAACAAGAGAAGATATTTTAGATCCTGAGTACAATAACAGAGCTGAAGTAGATATTGAATCTCAAAAACTGGCGTGGTTAGGAGTTGGGAAGATAGAAGTTAACGAAATGACGAATGAAGAAATTAAGAAACTGACATTTAAAAAGAAAGTATT